CCTTTCCAAATCTGCGCTTGAACCGACCCCTGATTCGTCATCAGGCTCTCACGAGGCGATTGGCGCTGCCGACGCCCGGTCCGGGTGGGAAGCCGAGGAAACTGCAAAGTTCGCGGCGCAGCGTATCGAAAAGCTCGCGGCGATCCCTGATTTCATCCTTGTTCCGCGTCCAGACCGCCGCTTGGGCCGTGTCCAGGTTCGCGGCCGCCGTCTGGATGTCCTGCTCCCGCAAATAAAGGTTCGCGAGATAGGTGTTGACGACAACGTCTTCCTCCTCGGGCCGCAGATTCGCCAGACGATAATCGATTGACAGGCTGGCGAGCGTTACATTCGAGTAAGCAGGCTCGCGATACGGCTCGGAGGTCGCGTTGCCGCTGACGCTATAGCCCATAAATCGGCGGCAGTCGACGACCTGTTGATTCGTTAGCGTCACCGCCGGCCTCCCCTACATAGCTTTGTCGGCTAGGCGCGCTTCCAGCCCTTCTTCTCGTGATGCTCCACCACATCCGGATGCGCGTGGATGTATTTTCCGTCCTTGTGCATTTTCACGAGGCCGACGAGCGAGGGAGCTATCTCCGCTTCCTCCTTGGGCTTGGATTCCAGAACCGCGTCTTCCTCGTCTTCGAAATCCTTCTTTGGCATTGTTTCCTCCTTGGGCAGGATCGCCCGCCGGTCATACCATCCGGCGGGCGTTTCTGTTTACTGCACTTTCGAAGTTCTGTCGAGGCTTAACCCTGCAGGAGCATGATGTGGTTCGACTTGATGGCGCTGACGCCCCAAGCCAGAGCCACATAGAACGCAACCTGACGGAACTGCTTGTACATCGACACTTCGAAGGAGATGCCTGATACGGGATCGGTCACCATCACGGTGTCTTCAGCGAGGTCCGCAGCCTTACCATCCGGACCTTCCGGCATCGCTGGCGCGCGGGTGATGAGCTGGAGCGCCGAGCGTGTAAACGCGACGTTCGGCGTATAGCTGTTGCCGATGGTCATCGCCGTGGCCGTCGCAACATCACCGAGCGTACCCGGATTTCCGACGATGATCGTGCCAGGAGCTGTCACACCCGTGTTGACCACGTACTTGTTGGTGTCGCCGGCGAACGTCACAGCGTCGCCCGCCAGAACCGTGCCTGAACCCGTTACCAGCGCGATGCTTTCCGTCCCGAGCGGCGAGTCACCGGAAGTGACATAAGAGGTGCCAGCGCCCTTCGTGATCTGCTTGATCGAATTGCTGTTATGCAACTGGAAGCCATCCAGCGGCACTTCGGCAATCTGACCGGTGCGGCGGAAGGCGTTGCTGCCCTCTTCGTTCGACTTCAACAGGATCGTCTGTTTACCGCGAAGGTTAGCAACCGCCGCCGAGCCGAGCACCAGATGGAGGTCGCTTTGCGGGCAGCCGTTGTCGTCGAGGATCTTCCGAGCGTTCGCGGAATCCGATAGGTCACCAGCGGTGCCGAACGGTGCCGTTCCCGGCGTACCGTAGGCGCGCGAGGCCCCCTGATATGCGGCGGTGAAGCAGTCCGTTTCGACGAGGTTTGCCAGCGTACGGAAGCCCTGCGCAAACTGGTCGCGCAGCACTTGGTCGTAAGTACCGTTCGTCTTGAAGCCCTTCTGCTGTTCGCCGTTCCAGCGGATCGGCACGAACTTGCTCTTCGTGATCGTCATCGGAACGTTGCCGATGGTCTGGTCGCCGGTATCAGGCGGCACCACCCCCGGAGTGATGTCTTGCGCAGCCTGCGCCTGCGTGACCGGCACGAGGATTTGCTGGTTGAGCGCCGCGCGTTCAGCCGACGTGTCCTTCGCAACAGCCGGGATGAACCCGATCATCTCGCGGGACACCACGTCCAGCGCTTCGTAGATAGTAGGAATGAGGGAAGTAAGCGTATTGGCCATTGAGGTTTCCTTTTTGGCTGGTTGAGGATTGAAGTTGTGTGTGAGCTATCCGGCTCGAACTCCGATCCCCATCCAGGTCTCGGACTGACTAATTCTTGTATTCTTTAATCGACGATGGCCGTGTCTTTGACCGTTGCAACTTTCGCTGCTGGATCAAGGGCATCGAACGCTGCGCGCGTGATCGTTTTCTTGCCGCCAACGGTACGAACCGAACCACCGGCACCGCTACCTGAAGCGCCAGAACCCTTCAGGATGCTGTCGCGGTAGGGATAGTCATCAACGAGTGTCTCTAAAGCTTCGTCAAAGTTTGCTACCTCGCCAGGGCGGCTGCGGCTGAATATCCGTTCGCCGGCTGCGTTCTTCCCTACAACTTTTCCGTCTTCGATGATGAAGGAATTTCCAAACTTCGCCTGCGCCAGGTCTGCGGGAATGGCAAGCTTTTCGCCGATGAACTTCGACCTGCCGAAGGCCCCGCCAACGATTTCCTTGAACAATGAGTCCTTGTATTCGTCGCGTTCCTTGATGACCGGCGCATATTTCTTTTCGACAGACTTAAGCTTCTCTTCGTAGGCGGCGGCGGCTTCCTGCCGGACTTTATCCACTTCACCAGCCTCGATCAGCTTCTTGTCATCAAGATTCTTGACGATCTCGAGAGCTTTCAAAGCTTTGGCTGGATCTTCAATGCCTTCGAAGGTCTTGAGCAGCGCCTGGGCTGACTCCTTTTCTTCGCGGTGACCCTTAGCCTCGCTATTGAGGCGCGCAATTGTCGCGAGCGTGGCTGGGTAGTCGAACACGACATCTTTGCCATCGTCGGCCACGTACACAGGCTTTTCATCCTGAACGACGACTTTACCTTGATCATCTAGCTTGAGCTTCATTTGGAACTACACTTTCCGGCCATCCGGCCATCTTGTAGGCTCATCCGAGCCCGTGGCGCCGCTTGGGACCTCCCGCACAGCAAAACTAGATATTGTCGTTTTCCTTGCGCTGCGGCTCGCGAGCTGCGAGTTCCACAAGGGCGTCTTTGACTTCCTTATCCACATCGACATCGGGGCTAAGAATCCCTCGACGCTGCATTTCCTTCAGCAGCGTGGGAAGACTCAGCGAACCATCGACCTTCATCTCGAACAACAATTGTGCCGAGGCTTCCGCCAACGTGGCCGCGCCAAAGTCGCTGTAGATCGTGACGTGGCCTGTACTGGGCTCCCCGACCCACTCACCCATCAGCGAGAGAGCCATATCGAGCGCATCTTCGAGCGTCTGCGCAATCCGTTGCAGATCGCACATGCCTTGCTCATTGTCGGCCAGCGTCTGGACTTCAGTCGTGTTACCGGGCTTGATAACCAGGAGCTCTGCGCCCGTTTGGCGCATGCGATCTTCGAGATCAAGAAGCGACTTGCGGCCTGCTTCGATGGCAGCTCCGGTGTGCTCGACGTATTTCAGATCGGCATCTTTGGACGATGCCTTGATGAATGCGCCAGCGCCGACGGCGATTGGGGCTTCGCCAATGTCCTTCGCGAACATCACCGGTACGCGCGCGACATGCAAAATGGTCTGCTGATCGCTCTTGCTTTGCCAGTGTTCAACGTTCGCATGCGCAAGCTCCAGCATGGGAGCGACGCCAATCATGAAATCTTTGCGCTTGCCGTAGATCGGTACGAAAGGAATTACATCGAGGGTCGTTGTACCTTCCTGATGCAGGACCCAGGACTCAATGCCACCTTCCGCAATCGACTTGCGATAAAGCTGCCAGGTCCCAGGTTCAAGCGCCCGAACCTGTTCGATCTTCTTCGTTCCGAATAGGCCGTCAGGCTCCTCGACGATTTCGAGAATGCGCAGTTGCGTGAGCTTTAGACCGCCTTTGACCTTTTCCGTACGCCAGCCGAGAATCTGGTCATGGGATAGGTGAACGAAATAAGGCCGTACGCCGGCCTTGTTTTCATCCGCTACAGTCTTAACACCTTCGGCGGGCGGGTAATCTACCAGGATTCCGCAGAACCCATATCCAAGCGCTTCCGAGCACAAATCAGCTGCGAAGGCGTGCAGATTGCGACCCTGAAGGTCGACATCTTCCAGCCACGGCGCGAAGCGCTTTGGTACATCCTCGCCAATCGTCAGCGGCTTCGAGAACGGCTTGCCGGTCAGGACCGATACGGTCCGCGAGTAAGCGGGGAAGAGCGTGGCCGTTTCCAGCCTCGCCTGATAACTCGCTTCGTCCTCAGCAGGCCATTTCGGCAAAAACCTCTTTGCGGCGCGGCGCATTGCCTTCGTGCCGCCCAGAAGCGAACGGATCAGTTCCCAGTCTTCAGCCATGTGTGAGACGGCGTCGGATTGCTTCCGCACCTCTGCATTGCCGACGGGGACGGGCATTCAATTCCTCATAGCCGAAGCGCGGACACCTGCGCGGTGCCAGGGCCGTCGATCAATAGTTCCGTCGCCGCCCATACGAGCGCGTCCACGCGATTCGGGCTGTCCCTTGATTCGAGGGGTACCCACGTCACCATTTCGTCTTCGAGACCGATGAAAGTGCCCGCGTGGTGCATTCGGCCTTGTTCGTAGAGCGCGGCGACCGGCTCGGCGCGCGCCTGCTTTCCTCGCGATGCGTGGACAAGCTTGACCGGAGCGCTACGGTCGACGACACGGATGGTGCTCTCAACCATAGCGCCGCCGAAATTCGCCTCAGCTACTATCCGGTCAGCTTTGAATTGCCTGTAAAGGGCAACAGCTTTGCTGCCCCACGTTTCGGGTGTGTAACGGCCAGAATGATCGGCGAGCACGTAGCCATGCTTCTGCGCATCAATTCCAGCGACGATCAGCCCAATTTCATCGTTCCGCGCCTTGTCGCCGCCGGACGGATCCACCGCCACGACGATGCGCACGAGATGCGGATGTTCCTTGACCCGCAGGTTGTCGATCTGTTCGCGCTTCCAGAGCGAGCCCGGTGATTCAGCGCTGAATGCTTCCTCCGGTGTCGCGGGGTATTCGCGTCTGAAATTGTGGACGCCCTTCAACTCGACGATCTTCGCGCGGCGCCAGGCCATCTGCTCAAGATCGAGGTCGTAGATCCGCTGATATTCCGTTTCATCCGCCGTCAGCGCGAACCCTTGCGGCAATTCCTTGCGGTATTCCCGCTGCCAGAACCACGGAATGAAGACGAGGATGTACTCGCCCTCACCGCGCATTGCGGCGTCGCACATCTCGAAAAACAGGCCCCGTCGGCCAGCTGAGGTGCTCTCCAGAACGATTTCGGTAGCCGGCTCATCAGGGACCGCCTGCAGCGCCCCCGCCATGTGCGTTTCGGCATTGGGCCAATAGGCCACTTCCGAGCCGTGAAAAAGCTGGATCGTATCGCTTCGCCCGACGCCCTTACTGCCGGCCGTGCCAACCTTGTAACCGCTGTCGAGGACGTTAAAGACCAGCTCGCGCGCATTCGATGCCATGATCGAGGGCCTTACAACCTCAGGACAATGCTCGTAAAACCGCTTCGCCATGCCGAACAGGTTGCTTGTGGCGTCATCGACATGCGTGAGGATGAATGCCTTCGTCCCCCGGCGGTGCGTGACCGCATGGAAAAAGCGTCCCTCGGTGTAGGTGGAGGAGCCTTGCTGCCGGCCCTTCAAAATCAGGGCACGGACACGGCCAGTTCGTTTCTTCTGCTCTTCGAGCTTCCCGTGCAGGTAGCATTGCGCGTCGTTAAGCCGGAAGGGCTCAATCGCGCCGCTTTTCGTCCTGATCTTGAGACACCGCGGGGCGTAATATTCGAAGTCCTCACGCAGTCGGAGGCGTATCTTCCTCTCGCGCGGCGTCATCAGATCCCGGGTTATCGAGTGCTACCAGTTCCTCTTCGTGGGTTCTGGCTATGTGGCCGCTGTGCTCAACGGCCTGAACTGCTTTACCGTCGGTGCGGTTGATCACTTCGGACCGAGCGTCAAAACGCACGCCCTTGTCCCCGTGAACTGCATCCCGCATCAAGTCCATCGCCAATCTTTGCGCCAGCGTTTTAGGCGTGTCCGATAGCGGGTCATCGCCGGGGCGGCTGAGCAGAGCGTATAAAGCGTCCCTCACGGGCTTCGCTCTCATCTGCCCTTTGCTGTTTCCCGATTCGCCCTTCATATAGGTCATGGTTGCAGCTACAAGCTATTGATGTTTCATGGAGTTTTCAGGAATGTTTCACAGAAACATTGCTATCCGACCGGCTTCAGGTCAGGATTTAGGCTGCGGGCATATTCCTCAAGGTCGAAGTCCGTGATCTGGACACAATCGGTGGGATCGAAGTCCATGCGACCCACCTCGTAATAGCGGGCCTCGTCATGGCCGAGTTTTGGTGTAACGACAAAGCGGTCGAATTCGAAGACGATGAGCTGGTGAACCGGCCATTTCTGGCCGTTGTTCACGAACGTGCGCGGATCGGACTGATTAACCCACGGCATGACGATCTGGCGCGGAGGCTGACCTTCATGCGGCTTGGCGCGAATCAGATATTCGCTGTCCTTCGTCACGATGACTGGCCACCACGGCCTTACTGGACGCGGTTTCTTGGGTTCCGCTGTATTGGCAGCGCCGGAGTGGTCATCAGGCATAGATGGCCTTTATGGATATTTGATGGGCGCGGAGTTCTTCGAGATTGACGCAATATGCTCGCTTTGATCCTGCCGGTCAAGAAGTTTTGAGGGACCGGATTTTGCTCACATTGCTCCCGCAACTTTTTGCGCCTTCTCTTTGATGACCTCGCGGTACTTGGTCATTTCTTCGGTCGCCCTGAGAAGCTCATCCAATCTGTCCGAATCATAGGAACCAGTGAGCCGAAACGTTTCTTTCAGCTCAGCGTTGTCCACCGCATCGATGATCAATCTCACTCGATGGAGTGCACTCACATATTTAGCAATAACGGCTTGGTCGGCATCGTCGAAATAAAGCGAATGACCAATGAAGTACTCATTGATGCTGTGCAGTTGATCGCTCAGGCTTGGAGGCTTTTGACGCGTGTTCCTCAGTTCCAGATTAATTGCCTCCAGGCGCTTCCACAGCCCCTCATAGGCCTCCCTCCGCGCGGCTGCGTTCGCGGCCCGGTTCGGGTTTGCGTTCTGCTTTTTCCATTGATAAAAGCCGAGCGCAGCTACCAGCAAGGTTCCGAAGAGTGCAAGAAGCGGCGTAACCAAGTCGCGATTCACGCGGAAATTCTACCTTAATCGTTCGAAGAAACCACAAACCGCTTCCGCGCCGCGGTCGCGAGTTTCCCTAGAGCCGCCTTGTCGGAACCTTGGGCGGTCATCGAGAATATGTCAACGAAATCAACGAAATCGCTAATTGCGCGTCGGTACGCTGCTCCTTGGCGGATGGCCGCCATACGGCCGACATCGATCATGCCGTAGTGAAACGCCAGACGTTCGAGCGTGGAGTGGAGGATGCCGGAGGCCTTGTCGGCGTTCATCGCTCCGCCACCGCTCCGAATCATGTGGGTCCAGCTATCAAGCGTCATTCCGGCGCCGACGACATTCCACATGCAGGATTGTGAGAAACTGGGTTCGTTTCGCAAGCCGCCGATGGCGTCTAGGGCGCGGTTAACCCGGACCTTCGCTAAGGCGACGCCGTTTGAGATCTCCGACCTCCCGGCGCGGGTCTTGAACATATCCAGCGTGGCGTAATTGCCCGAGAGCTGCGCCCGCTCGAAATCGAGCCTGAATTTCTCAGCCGCATCGTAGAGCTCGTGAACCAGCCTGCCTGTGGCATGAAGTCGCTCGTGGACGTGGAAGTTTGAACGTCTGACTGCATGAACGACAGTTGTCCCTGCAGGATCGCGCTCACGCACCAATTCAGCCGCACTCTGTCCGTTGTTGATCCGAATCGTGCCGAGGCGTTCAGCGGTTTTCTTTATGGATTGATTCATGGACCTGGCTGGGAAGCAACAGCCAAGCATTATGCGCAAAAGCCGGAAGAATTCAAGCGTAATAACGGCGCGTTGAGATCGTCGCGAATGGTAGGAAATCGCTATTGCACAAGTTCGTAAGTCGCGCCTTCGGGGAACGGGGTATCACTTGCGAATTCCGCAACGATATTTCCTTCTATCAGATTTACACCTTCACCGGCCTGCAGGTCTCGCTCCTGTTCTTCGGAGATTGAATGTGCCTTCCTGAGCCAACCGAGACTCCGCAGCGGCAGCATTGGGTAGCTGCCTCCCAACGCTTTTCCGTCGCTGCGGCGCAGTGGAAAAATGCGTATCTCAAGTTCGTCCGGGAAATTCACCGCTTTAACAATAAGTCCAGCGTAGATTTGAACGCGCATAGATAAATTCTACGCCCAACCAATTAATATTCTGAATAGTGAAATCCCACACGGTCCCGCGTTTTCTATTGGACCAGTTCGCCTACGACGATCCGGTCACGAGGTCTCGTCGTCTCTGGCAGTACTCAAGGGAACGAGCGCCATGGTGGAAAGCATCACCTTCAACCGCAACGCGGTTCGATCATCATTTCGAAGACCCCGCCGACCCAACGCGCGAAGAACGCCTCGAAACTCGACTCAATCAGGAGATTGAGAATCGGGTCCATCGATTCCTGCCGGAACTTCGGTTCGCTAGCCTCTTCCCATGGCAACCTCATTACGTCGAACAACTGACGCGCTATATCACGCTGTTGTTCAACCGGTCCCGAAACAGGAAAGGCGCGACGCGCGAGAATGTCCGAATTCAGGTCGAGTCCCTTCAGTGTCTGATCGCCAATGAGGACCAAATCTCGCAAATCGCCGCGCGCTGGACTCTTGAGCAGATAGGGAGGGGGGTGTCTCCCGACCGTGCAGTGGTTACTGTCGATGAAGTACGGTTACGTCTCAACGAAACAGTCGAGCAGATACAAACGGATCACCACATACAGACGACCTACGTCGAAGCCATGGAGCGCGCGCTGGACTATTTCGATGTTCCACTGGCATCCGGTCAATGGGGAATCATTCAGACAACGCCGGATAATCCGTTCATCATCGGCGATGCGCCGGTCGTCACCTGGATTAGGCGCGGCGAATTCTTGGATTACGGATTCGGACTTGAACGGCCTAATGTTGAGGTTATCCTGCCGGTCGCTCCAACTGCATGCCTCCATGTGCTGCCTAACGTACCCCGAACCTTCGCACCGCCCAATCCGGTAGTATCGGAAGTCAACGAGGCACAGGCGACCTTCGCGTCTCAATACTGCTACGCGCACACGAACAACGCTGCCCTCAATGACCTCGTTCAGTCGCGCATCGGGAGAAGGCAGATCGGCGTAGACCTTTTCTCTGTTCGTCACCGTGATTACTCGAATACGATGTTCGAATTGCTCATGAGCGGTGGGTCGAGGTTCAGAGCACCTCGCCGTTGAAATGGGAAAATTTTAGGCGCTGACGAGTTGTTCAGGCATTTCGTCGTAAGTGCGTCCCTGCAATGTCCTCCCAGTTGCGCTTTTGCGGACGCCGCCCCACTGCTTAAAGAAGAACGCCACACCGGCTCGTCTGCACTGATCCCTGATGTCGAGAAACCAATCTTCGTCCATCGCACGTGCACCAGGTCCAGATTCTCCTCCGACGATCACCCAATCAATTCCTCGAAGTTTAAGCTTCGGGAGCGGTCCGAGCAGCGGTTCGAGCGAAAGAAACTTCACCGATGCGTCTGTCCCCCGCAGATCGTCAATTCGGTCTACGTAATGAGAATTCTCAACACTGACGCCCATCCAAACATTCGAGGGCCACGGGAGCGCCGCGCTCACTTCGCGCAGCCGGTCGGCACGCTTCGTCAAGACCTGAAATTGATGCCAATCCGCGCGTGCCATGACATCGAAGACGCGTCTGATGTAATCGAGCGGTACGTCTTTATGAAACAAATCACTCATGGAGTTGACGAAGATTCGCTTCGGCGTTTTCCAGTGAAGGGGGATCTCCAGCATTTGAGGCTGGAGCGTGAGTCGGAACCCGTTACGGTAATTCGGCTGCCCCATTAGCTCCAGGCGGTGTGCCAGACGCTCTGCATAGCAATGCTTGCAGCCAGGGCTGACCTTCGTGCAGCCAGTGACTGGATTCCATGTCGCGTCGGTCCACTCAATGTGTGAATTTGTCGCCATCTCAAAGCCCCTGTTTCTCGCGGTATTTCTTGAAAATACCAGTCACTATGTTCGATGCCGACGTCTTGTGTCCAGCAAAATAGAGGTAATAAATGATCGAATTGGTCTTGGTCTTCATCGGCATCGGCTGCGGAACATATTTGAATCCGGCCTTGTCGATGAGACGCTTGCGGAACCACTCCGCCATACGCGCATTTGAGATTTTCGTCTGTGTGACGTCGCCAAACAACGTGTCCTGCTTATCGTAACCGATATCCAACCACTCCTCATCTCCGCAGAGCCGCGTCATCTGCGCAACCTTGCTGGGAAGTGCTTTGTCGGGGTCACGTCGCAGCGCATTGCGATTGATATCCATAATCATAAAATTCAGGAAAAGCTCGACGGACCCCATTTTTCCGGCCGTCTCAATCACGTCCCATGTCAGGTTGATGTTGTACGGATCCAATAAACAAACCGCCCGTCTGAAGTTCGCGTACTGTGCGCGTGGGAAAATGTCCTTGATCAGAACGTCATTGCAGTCCTTGTCGTAGGTGAAAA